CGCGTCCACCAACACGGGCTTCCGCTCCGCGTCCACCAACACGGGCAACTACTCCGCGTCCACCAACACGGGCGACTACTCCGCGTCCACCAACACGGGCGACTGCTCCGCGTCCACCAACACGGGCAACTACTCCGCGTCCACCAACACGGGCTTCCGCTCCGCGTCCACCAACACGGGCAACTACTCCAAGGCAGATGTCTCGGGTAAAGAAAGCGTTGCTGCTGCACTTGGCATTGAAAGCAAAGCAAAAGGCGTTTTAGGATGCTGGCTTGTGCTGGCAGAATGGGCTAAAGATGAAAATTATAACTGGCATCGTAAAGATGTGCAGTGCTTTAAAGTGGACGGCGTAACGGTCAAGCCTGACACCTGGTACAAGCTAAAAAACGGCGACCTTGTGGAGGTGTCCGAATGACTAGCTTCTGGGGGCATCAAGACAACCCCTTCCCGCCTGACGAACCACGCCGCCCCCGCTGCCCGGTATGTGGCGAGGAATGCGAAGCAATTTACATGATCGGAACGGAAATCATCGGCTGTGATATGTGTTTTAACCCCGGTGACTTTCCCGGTGAGGATGTCCAAGAGGACGACCCCTGGGAAGATTGCCGCTGTATGGAGGACTACTAAATGACCATTGATGACATCAGCGCGCTGAAGCAGGCGCACGCACTTTTGAAGGGTCGGCATCTTGCCGAGTTCATCCCCACCGGAAAGGGCATCAGCGCTTGCTATTTTAACGCCGTGCAGGCTGCCCGCCGCATCTATTCCGTGAGCATCGGCGCATTTGTACCACTTTTCGCAAAACATGAATACGGCCTGAACAGCACTTATTTTCTGGCAGACGGTATTCCGGTCTACTTCTATGACCTAAAAACCCGCAAGCCACGCACCACTCAGCCGCCTGCTGTCTGCTACCGCATCCATCTCACCACCCCCGACCCGGAAGGAGAAGCAATCTGATGTTTAACGAAAAAAAGACAGAGTATTCTCTTAAATCCCGTCAAGATATCCCCGTTATCCAGAGTGCAAAATACCTTGCCAGCCGTGCCAAAGCCATAAAGGCCATTCAGGAACGGCCCTACCTTAACGAGGCAGACTTCTGGATTCTCATGAACGAAACCAAAACCGGGAAAATGATGTATACCGGCCTTATCATCAGTCACAACGCCTGCCTGAAAATCAATGATAACATGCCGGAAAAGGATAAGTTTAACCCGGATTGTGTGTCTGTCGACAAATCCGGCTACGGAAATTCGCTTGTTTTTACCTATGCAAATAAGGCACAAGGCTTATATGAGGTCGGTGAAGCATCTACGCAGAACTGTAAGAACGCTTACCCTTACGCAATGGCATACAAACGCTTGTTTGACCGTGTTGTTTTAAAAATCTGCAAACTTGCGTTTGACGGCATCTATTCCGACAGTGAAGCAGATGAATTTAAAGAGCGCTATGAAGAAGAGCCCCAGCCGGTCACAGCATCACCAGAAGTTACCGCACAGGTCGTAAAGGACATGGCAACAACTGCGCTGGCAGGATATGCACAGCGAACCGGTAAGGACAAAAAGACAGTCCAAACAGAAGCAAAGACCTTTATTGGCAAGTTGTTTAAGGACTTCACCGATGATGATTGGCGCAGCGTTGCAAAGGAGTTTGAACACAGAAAATGAAGCAGCAAATTGCCATCAAGACCGCAGTTGTTATCGGAAACACAATCACGCTGGAATGTTCCCCCGCCGACTGCGATAAAGCCCGCGCCGTTATTGACGAGGGAAAGCCCCTTGCCGCCGTCATCGGCACGGCCTCGCAAAAGCGCAGCCTCTCGGCCAACGCTTACGCATGGACGCTCATGAACCAGCTTGCCGCCAAAATCAACCGCCCTGTACTGGACATCTACCGTGATTTGATACGCGACATCGGCGGCAGTTCAGCCCTTGTCACCCTCCGCGCCGATGCTGCAAAAGCATTCAAAAACGGCTGGGAGAGCAAGGGCGATGGCTGGCAGGTTCACAAGCTCGATGAAATGACAACCCCGCAGGGGACTTTCTACAACCTGCAATGCTGGTACGGCTCTTCCCAGTTCAACCCCTCCCAGATGCACCGCCTCATTGAACTGATTGTGCAGGAATGCCAGCAGCAGGGCATCCCCACCATGACCCCGGAAGAAATTTCAAAGTTGAAAGGACTGACAGACGATGCAGACCCGCAATGAATTCGGCGTGAAGCTTGACAAGAACGACTACGCGCCGTCGCTGTTCGTACATGAATCGTTCCGCTGTTATCACTGCCACCGCTTTGGAGACACCGCCCGGCATGAAATCTACGGCGGAAGCCGCCGCAAGGCCAGCAAGGCACTGGGCCTCTGGATTAACGTCTGCCCCGCCTGCCACGCCGCCATTCATTCAAGCGGCGACCTGCAAGATCACTACCACAAACAAGGCCAAATGCTTGCAGAAGCCTATTACCATTGGAACCACGACGACTTTCGCCGCCGCTTTTATATCAACTACTTGGAGGAATAAAGATGCTGAATGTTGTTGCAGTTATGGGTCGCCTCGCTCGCGACCCTGAAATGCGCCAGACCACCACAGGAAAGAACGTCGTTTCCTTTTCCATCGCCTGCGACAGAGGGCGCAAGGATGCCAACGGCCAGAGCCAGGCCGATTGGCTGAATATTGTTGCGTGGGACAAGACGGCAGAATTTATCTGCCGCTACTTCCAGAAGGGCCAGCTCATTATTATTGATGGGCGCTTGCAATCTCACAGCTACCAAGACAAAAGCGGCCAGAACCGCACAGCAACTGAAATCGTAGCCCAGAACGTCAACTTTGCCGGAAGTAAGGAAAACACCCACACCGCGCAGAGCGCGGCTCCTACGCTCTCACATGGCAGCGGTGATGACTATGCAGAAATTGAGGATAACGGAGATTTGCCGTTTTAAGGATAAGGAAAAGGACAACTGAATATGGCACTAGAATACTTCTGCTGCTTCAATTCCTACAGGAAGAAGACGCGCAACCTATCAGATAGCGAGCTAGGTCGGCTGTTCCGTGCTCTTATGTTATACAACGAGACGGGAGAAAAGACGCAACTCAATGGGCGTGAGGAAACCGCGTTTGATTTCATTGCAGAGGACATTGATGCAGGTAAAGAACGATACGAAGCCAAATGCGCCCAGAACAAGGCAAACAGAGGTCAACGCTCGACCACCGTCGTTAACGACGGTGAGCGAACGTCAACGAACGTTAACGACGGTGAACAGCCGTTAACGAACGTACCACAAACAAAAAACAAAAAACAAAATATATCTTTCGTATCTAACGATACTCAAGATATATGCCAAGCTGAAAGCTTGGCTACGCGCAAACGCGCGTCTGCGTTTTCGGCAAAGAAGGCCATCGAGGACTATACGCAGGACGAGGAACTGCGGGGGCTGCTGTTTGAGTGGCTGGACAACCGCAAGAAGAAACGCGCCCCTGAAACTAAGGGCGCTATCGGACAGAACCTTGACAAGCTGGCGGAAATGGCCGCTGAAAGCAATTTAAGCTTGCAGGATTATATGCGAGAAATCGTGCGGATGGGCTGGCAAGCGTTCTATCCGATTCGCAGCCAGCAGCCAGCACAACGCAATGACGGGAGGGATTTTGATTGGCTTACGGGACAATGACCGTTGCACCGCTGGCAGGAGCTATTGAGGGCGTTCAGCGTGGGACAGACCTGCACCCGATAATGGGCCTGATTGCTGCTAAGTGGCCCAACTTCGGCAATGGGAAAACGCCGCAGCAAAAGAAAGCAATGATTGCGGTATGGGAAAAAGACTTGTCCGACATTCCGCTTTCTCTACAGCGAGCGGCACTTGATAAGAAAATCAAGTCTGGTCAGATGTTCCCGCCCTCATCCCCTGCTGAAGTGCGGAATTGGTGCAACGAGATTCAGAAGCCAATGGATGATTTGGACGCAAAGTTCTATGCCGATATGGCGGAACTTGAAATTCTGGATGCTGATTTTTGTGCAAAACAGACTGCAAAATATAAAGCGGGTAAGGACGCAGGGCGCAATGCTTATGCAGGGTGGGACTGATGATTCACAAGTACATTGTCCGCATCCCGCCCATCACGAAAAAGAACTCACAGCGAATCCTTATCAACCAAAAGACCAGAAAGCCATTTATCGCCCAGAGCGCGGCCTACAAGCGGTACGAAGCGGCGGCCTTATGGTATTTATACCCAAAACCGATAAAGCCCCTAGAGGGCCGCTATCGCGTTGCCACAGTGTTTTACATGCCAACCCGCAGACGTACAGACCTGACCAACTTGATAGAAGCCGCTCACGACGTGCTAGTTGCAGGCAAAATCCTTGCAGATGATAACTATACGATTATCGCCAGCGTGGACGGTTCCCGCGTGATGGTCGACAAAGAGAACCCCCGCACCGAAATTTTCATTGAAGAAATGGAGGATGAAGCAGATGCCAATCTGCGAACTTTACCATGATAATTTTCAAAATTACAAGTGCTATGGCATTCCGCACGCCCAGCTTGTAATCGCCGATATTCCCTATAACATTGGCGCTAACGCTTACGCCAGCAATCCCGTCTGGTACAACGGCGGTGACAATAAAAACGGAGAAAGCAAACTCGCCAAAAAGAACTTTTTTAACACAGATGGCCGTTTCAAAATAGCAGAGTATATGCACTTCTGTTCTAAGCTGCTTGTCAAAGAGCCGAAGGAACGCGGCAAAGCCCCGGCCATGATCGCGTTCTGCGCGTTTGAGCAGATGCAGGAAATTGCCGAATGGGGCAAAAAGTACGGGTTCATGAAGTCCTACCCGCTGTTTTTCGTAAAAAACTACTCGGCCCAGGTGCTCAAAGCAAATATGCGTATTGTAGGCGCTACCGAGTTTGCCGTTGTGCTCTACCGCGACAAGCTCCCCAAATTCAACGGCGGCGGCCACATGGTCTATAACTGGTTCGAGTGGCGGCGCGATTCCGGCAGGGAGTATCCAAAAATACACCCCACCCAAAAGCCGGTAAACCTGTTGAAACGCCTGATTGAAATTTTCACAGACCCCGGCGACGTCGTGATTGACCCCTGTGCCGGTTCCGGCTCCACCCTCCGCGCCGCCTATGAATGTGGGCGGGATAGCTATGGGTTTGAGGTTGACCGCAAGTTTTACGCCATCGCCAAAGAAAAAATGCTCGATTTTTCCCAAGAACAAATGACGTTTGAGGAAATCGCAACATGAAAAACAAAATAGAGGAAGTGTAACCTATGAAAGCCAGACTTCATCCCACCACGGCCATGCAGAAGGCCATAGACGCTTATGCAGAAGCTAAAATTCAGGGCATCCAAAGCAGTGCGCAGGAGGCCGTCATGAAGGAGCGCAGCGATATTGCCACCCGCGCCGCCTATCTGTGTCTGCTGGCGTGCTATCAGGTCGGTCTTTCTCCCCGCACCCTGAAACGGATTCAGGATGCAATGACAGGCCCCGTTGCTGATAAATACAACGAGTACCGCAATGACCAGCTTGCCGACCTCTGGGCGCAGGTAACGCTGCAAAGCATCGGCATTGAAGCACCCAAAACAAAGGAGCCGCTATGACCACAACAAAATTCTGCAAGACCTGCGGGAAAATCATGTGGGATGTCCAGCCAACAAAGCGCTATTGCGATTCCTGCATCCGCAAGCGCAATATTAAAAGCGCGCAGGCATCCTATCAGAGCCGCAGAGATGCAGGTGTTTTGAAAAAAGGCAAGAAACCCGCCGCGCATCCCTGCCTGAAGAAAACAATAAAACCAATTGATCAATGTACCCGCGAAGCCGACGCCCTTGGCCTGACCTATGGGCAGTATGTAGCCAGCGGGCTGGATAAGGAGTGAGACTATGGATAACACCTATCAGAAAATGCACGAAAGCTGTATTTGCAGGGAATATGCTGTACACATCTTGCTTGGCTATATTCGCGACAGCGCTTTTAAGCAAGGAATTGATAGCATCATTAAGGACACAAGGGATGCCGGGATTGAAGATGCTGCCCTCCCTCTGTGCCTTTTTGAGGACTGGGAAATCTGGGATAAAGCGCGAAGTGAAATGTTTGATAACGAGGAGGTTGACAACTAATGGACGCAGTTGAATTTTTGAAGACGGTAAACAGGATATGCAAAAATAAAGATTGCAAGGAATTCCCTGTTTATAAAAATAACACGTGCTGCATGATTGGGTTCGACGACGATTCGACTAAAAGCATTGAGGAAACAGTTTCAAAAGTCGAGCAATGGGCAAAAGACAACCCCGTAAAAACACGAAAAAGTGAATTTCAAAAAATGTTCCCGAATGCGTATTTAGGAAACATCACTCGTTTGTTGCCTTGCTCATTAGACAAAACCTTGAAACCATTGCAATGCGCCAAGTACGGTTATTTGAGTATCACTTGCCGTTGTGATAGGTGCCGTGATGACTACTGGAATGAGGAGGTATCAGAATGACACAACTTCAAGAAGCAATCCGCAATAAAATCACGACATGCAGCGAGGATGAATAAATGGCAATCAGTAAAAAGACCCGCGTTGCGGTGTACAAGAAATTTGACGGTCATTGCGCTTACTGTGGACGTCACATTGCCTACAATGATATGCAGGTAGACCACTTCAAGCCGCAGAGGGCGTGGAACCCAGAGGATTCTGGCACGGACGACATTGAAAACCTTATGCCGTCTTGCCGTATGTGCAACCATTACAAACGCGCCCACGACCTTGAAACATTCAGACGATACATTGCAGAGATTCCGCGAAAACTGCAAGAGAACTACATTTACAAGGTCGGCGTCGTTTACGGCAATGTGCTGGAAAATCCGAAAGCGATCAAATTCTATTTTGAAAAAGTGAGGGATACCAATGCGACTGATTGATGCAGACGAATTAAAGAAACGCGCCGAGGAGATCTGCTTTCCCGACATGCCAGATTGCGGCAATTTTTACGCGGTCGGAGTTCCCGACATTGACATTATGCCGACCATCGACCCAGAATCCCTGCGGCCTACTGCGCATTGGGCAAGCGTTAAGACAGACTGCCTGATCCAGACGAAAAGGTCATTGTTTACAACGCAGAAAACGAGGGTACATTTTTTGCCCGTCGCATTGAAAGCGATTTTAAATGCTGGGATGCGGTTACAAGAGAATTCGTAAACTGGCGCTGGATACCGTATGGATATACCTGCATAACGCTTGAATCCGTCACCCACTGGATGCCACTCCCCAACCCCCCGGAGGTGACTCCATGACAAAACAGCAACTAGTTGATGAATACGCCCGCAAACATCTTTGCGCGACGTGCGAGGGGAAGAATGACAATATTTGCACGCTGCCGCGCTGCATGAAAATGGAAGAAAGGAGCAAAAATGAGAGAAAGACCGCTTAACCTAGATGAATATGGAATTTCAAAAGAAAGATACCTTGAATTAAAGCACTTTTGCAAAAGATACGCTGAAATGCAGTTAGAAATTGCTAGTGCAAGAGGGCTTGATGCGGTTTCAAATGACGGTTTGCCGCACGGAAACGGAAAGGCAGACCCAACAGCTAGAAAGGCGGACAGAGCGCTAAAGTTAAGCACAGATGTCCGAATCATTGAGGATGCGGCAAGAGAAGCAGACCCTTTAAACTGGTGCGCTCTGTTGAAAAACGTAACAGAGGGAACGTCTTACGAATACCAGCCTGTGTATTGCGGCAGGCGGCAGTTTTACGAAAGTAGAAGAAAATTTTTCTGGCTTTTGGACAAGAAAAAAGGGTAACTGTGGGGACGTTGTCAAGTGGTATTATGAATATGCTGGAAACTGTAAAGAGGGTACATTACAGTCCATAGCAAAACCTCCTATTCTCGATACTGACAGCCGGGAAAGACCGGCATTTTATATGCTGCATAGCTGACTATTTGGGTGACGTTACAAAGATGGTATGAGCGCTGCGTTCCGAAGCAACGGCGCGGCAAAGGTGCAAGACCTATGTGCAGTACCAGAGGGCAGGGCCGCAACCTGTCTGTGTGAGCGGGCGCGGTATCCCTCACAAATGATGACAATGGCCGTGCAAACGGCAAGCCGCACATGCCCTTGTAGCTCAATGGCAAGAGCCTTGGTGTGCCGGTTCAAGTCCGGCTGAGGGCAAATGCTGGGTCGCTCCCACCGGTGAAAGCCCGGCGCAGGCAAAACGCGATAGATAACCTGAACGCTGTAAGCAAAGCGGCAAGCCGATCAGGAGCGCGGCGCGATGGCAGGTCGCAACGGGACTTCGAGAGCCTGAAAAAGTCTGCCCGGCATCTGCTTGTGCGGACTCCGTTACTGACGCAGTTACGCATCGCCGAAACCCATAACATCAAAGCAGAGACCGCGGGTAAGCGCGCGGAATACAAGTGCTGCTGAACTACGTTGCGGAATTGCTCCCCGCAACGGGTGAGGTCGGCACAGCATACACCGACAGGGCGGGAACGCGCTTTTCCTCCGGCGCAAAGGGGGTTTGGGGGATATAAGCCTACACAAATTGTGTGGGCTTTTTGTTTTGCATAAAGGAGGAAGTTATGCAAGTTGTTATGAAATCGCTTGAAGAAATCCAGCCATACTCAAAAAACGCAAAAAAGCACGATGAAAGGCAAATCAAAAATGTTGCCGAAAGCATCAAGCAATATGGGTTTGTGCAGCCGGTTGTTGTGGACAAAAACAACGTTATTGTAATCGGGCATTGCCGCGCATTGGCTGCAAAAAAGCTGGGAATCAAAGAAGTACCGTGTGTCTGTGTGGACGATTTGACGCCAGAACAGGTAAATGCGCTGCGACTGGTGGATAACAAAAGCAACGAGAGTGACTGGGACTTCGACCTGCTGAAAGATGAACTGCCGGAGCTGGATTTGTCGGCGTTTGATTTTGATTGGGGGCTCCCAGAAGAAGCGACAGAAGAAGTTGTAGAAGACGATGCGCCGGAGGTGGATGAGGAATCCGAGCCAATAACAAAAAAAGGTGACATTTGGCAGCTTGGCAGACACAGGCTTATGTGCGGCGACAGCACAAAAAGCGCCGATGTAAGCGCTCTTATGGGGGGGCGTCTTGCAGACATGTTGCTCACAGACCCGCCTTATGGGGTTGACTATACTGGGAAAACCAAGGACGCGCTTAAAATCGAAAACGATGCAAAAAGTGACGATGAGTTTATTGCGTTTTTGCAATCTGCGTTTTCGTCTGCTGATTCTGTGATGAAGCCGGGGGCTGTATTCTACATCTGGCACGCAGATTCAAAGGCGTATGTATTTAGAATGGCGTGCCAGATGACGGGATGGGAAGTCCGGCAGGTTCTTATTTGGGTAAAAAATGCAATGGTAATGGGCAGGCAGGACTACCAATGGAAGCATGAGCCGTGCCTTTACGGATGGAAGTCTGGTGCTGGTCATTTGTGGGCGTCAGACCGAAAGCAAACAACCGTGCTGGAATTTGACCGTCCAACAAAAAATAAAGAGCATCCAACAATGAAACCTGTGGCGCTTTTCGATTATCAAATCAAAAACAACACTAAAGGCGGTGACGCCGTGCTTGATTTGTTTGCTGGCAGCGGGACGACGGTTATTGCGTGTGAGCAAAACGGTCGGGATGCGTATGCAATGGAGTTCGACCCAAGATACTGTGATGTGATTGTAAAACGATGGGAAACCCTGACGGGGAATAGGGCGGTGCTGTTAAATGACAATTAAAGAAGCGCGAAAAATAATCGAAAAGACAGACAGCCCGTACTTAAAAAGGGATATGCAGAAATTCATTCAACGCCAAAAGAAAAAGGAGGGCGTTTATGGCAAAAACAGGACGCCCGAGAAAAGAGATCGATCAAAACCACTTTGAAAACCTATGCGGGTTACAGTGTACAAAAGAAGATATATGCGATTTCTTTGGCGTAACAGACAAAACGATTGATGCGTGGTGCAAAAGGACATACAAGGATAGTTTTTCCGTAGTTTTTAAGCAAAAGAGAGGAAAGGGAAAATGCTCTCTGCGTCGGTATCAATTCGCCCTTGCCCAAAAAAACGCAAATATGGCAATTTGGCTCGGAAAACAGTATCTGGGGCAGAGCGATACGCCTGAACAGAAAGAGGATGGTGGGGTGCAAATCATAGATGACCTGTAACAGATTGTCGGCTATGGTCTCCCCTTGCTTTGCTGAAGCACACCGCCAAATCAAGGCGGGCAATGTGAAAGAACTGCTTGCAAAAGGCGGGCGCGGCAGTACCAAATCAAGCTATATCAGCATAGAACTGATTTTGCAGCTGCTGAAGCACCCGCAGTGCCACGCAGCGGTTTTCCGTAAGGTCGGAAACACACTGCGCACAAGCGTGTATGCGCAAATCGTCTGGGCAATCAATGAGCTGGGCTTGCACGACCATTTTCGTTGCACGGTCAGCCCTATGGAATGCACCTATTTGTCAACTGGGCAAAAGGTGCTTTTTTTCGGCGTTGATGACCCTGGCAAGGTAAAGTCAATCAAAGTGCCGTTTGGTTATATCGGCATCTGCTGGTTTGAAGAGCTAGACCAGTTTGACGGTGAAGAACAAATCCGAAACGTGGAGCAGTCCTGCCTGCGTGGCGGAGATTGGTTCATTACGTTCAAGAGTTTCAACCCGCCAGCAATGGCACGGAACTGGGCAAACGGGTACGCGCTGAAAGCACGGTCGGGAAAGCTAATACATCATTCCACCTATAAGACAACGCCCGCAGAATGGCTCGGAGAGCGGTTCCTGGCCGATGCTGAATACTTGGAGCGTACAAACGAAACAGCATACCGGCATGAGTATCTTGGTGAAGTTGTCGGCAGCGGAACGGCAGTATTTGAGAATCTGCGCATTGAGAAAATCACCGATGAACAGATTGCCAGCTTTGACCGCATCAAGCGCGGAGTTGACTGGGGCTGGTATCCAGACCCTTGGGCATACAATGCAATGCACTATGACGCAGCGCGGCGCACGCTGTACATCTTTGATGAACTAACGCGGCGCAGAACCAGCAACAGAGACACGGCACAGCTGCTTTTGGATAGAGGGCTGACGCGCGAGGACAAAGTCTGCGCGGATAGCGCCGAGCCAAAATCCATTGCGGACTATAACAAGTGCGGCGTAAAAACATTCCCTGCCCGTAAAGGGCCGAAATCGGTTCGATATGGCACAAAATGGTTGCAAATGCTGGAAGCTATTGTCATTGACCCAGAACGTTGCCCGGACACGGCAAAAGAGTTCAGCGAGTATGAATACGAGCGGGACGGCAAGACGGGAGAAGTGCTGGAAGGCTACCCGGATTTGAACAACCATCACATTGATGCGGTGCGGTACGCGATGGAAAGCACAGCGAACAAGGCGGGAGACACCGCCGAAACCAGATACAAGAGCATTTTCGTGTAAAGGCGGTGAGAAGACGTGAAAACATACCAAGATTTTGTAGCGGTTGGCGAGGACGAAAAAGCCCGCATGAGTTTCATACTTGGCGCAATCAATGAGTATAAGGCCGACCATAGCACACGCCTTGCAGCGAACGCCAACAAGTATTACCACGGAGAAAACCCTACAATCAATAAATACGAAAAAATCATCTACGACATGCAGGGCAAGGCGCACCGTGACATGTACACGGCAAATCACAAGATAGCAAGCAAGTTCTTTGGCTTGGTCGTAGACCAAGAAGTTTCGTATTTGCTGGGTAACGGCGTTTCATTTCAGGAGCCGGAGACAAAAAAGGCGCTGGGTGCGACGTTTGACGAAGATATTATGGACGCTGCCCGTCATGCTTTGATTGACGGGCAGTCCTTCGTGTTCTGGAATCTCGACCATGTGCAGGTGTTTGCAGCAGAGGAATTTGTTCCTCTGTACGACGAGGAAGACGGCTCCATTAAAGCCGGAATCCGTTTCTGGCAGGTGGCAGACAATAAGCCGCTGCGCGCCACGCTGTACGAGCTTGACGGCTACACAGAATATCTAAAGCCCAAAAGCGATGATATGGCGATTCTCAAGCCGAAACGCGCTTACAAGTTGAAGCTGCGCACCAGCGAGGCAGACGGCACAGAAATTTATGACGGTGAGAACTATCCCGGATTTCCTATTATCCCGCTGAAAAACGGAGAGCAGGCACACAGCGAGCTACAGGGAAGACAGAATACCATTGACGCGCTCGACCTTGCAAGCTCCAACATGGTAAACAACGTTGACGAAGGCAACCTGATTTTCTGGGTGTTGACAAACTGCGGAGGCATGGACGAGCAGGACGATGCAAAGTTCATCGAGCGTCTTAAAACGACCCATGTCGCTCACGCTGACGGTGACGAGGGCGCAAAGGCCACGCCACAGAGCATCGAAGCTCCGTTCCAAGGCACGCAGGCGACCATTGATATGCTCACCAAAAAGCTATACGAGGACTTTCAGGCCTTCGATTCTGCCGCTGTCAGCGCTGGCAACCAAACTGCAACGGCTATCAAGGCAAGTTATGTGCCACTTGACCTGAAAACGGACAAGTTTGAAAGCTGCGTGACGCGCTGCATCAAGGGCATTTTGGCGGTTGCCGGGCTTGATGACGAGCCGACATACACGCGCAACCAGATTATCAACAAGCAGGAAGAGTCGCAGACGGTCTTGCTCGGAGCAGAATATTACGACGACGAGTACATCACGCGCAAGCTATTGACCATTCTCGGAGACGCAGACCAGTACGAGGATTTGATGAAGCGAAAGGCGGCAGAGGAGGTAGACCGTACAATTACCAACCAGCCACCTAACGAGCCGCAGAACCAGCCGGGAGAAGGAATGAACGGCAATGGCGAAACCTGATTATGCCCACAGAATGACCGACGCCGAGCTTGCACAGCTTGAGCGTCGCATTTCTGCTATATACCAACAGGCAGCAGACGAACTGTCAGACACGGTAAACGCTTACTTTGAGCAGTTCGAAAAGCGAGACGCAGCCATGAAAGAAAAGCTGGATGCAGGCGAAATTACAGACCAGCAATACAAGCAATGGCGGCTTGCGCAGATAGGACGAGGCAAGCGTTTTACGGCGCTGCGGGACAAGGTGGCAGAAAGATACACTTATGCCAATGCAACGGCTGTGGCCTATGTCAATGACGCCACGCCGGGCATTTACAGCTTGAACCGCAATTACGCTGCTTACAAAATTGAGCAGGTTTCCGATAAAGCAGATTTTACGCTGTGGGATGAGCAGACTGTGAAACGCTTAATCGATGAACAGCCTGACTTGATGCCATATTACCAGCCAAAGCGTGCATTGCAGCGCGGCATTGACCTGAAATACGGAAAGCAGCAAATTACAGCTAGTGTCACAAGCTCCATTCTGCAAGGCAAGGGAATTGGCAAGATTGCGGATGACTTGCAAAGCCGTATGCGGGACATGAGCCGCGCAAGCGCTATACGAACGGCCAGAACGGCGGTCACAGCAGCAGAGAACGCGGGACGGCTAGATACTTACCGTTCCGCGCAGGATATGGGCATAAAGCTGAAAAAACAATGGGTGGCAACGTTAGACAACCGCACGCGGCATGCGCACGCGGTGGCAGACGGGCAAACGGTAGATGTGGAAAAGCCGTTTATTATTGATGGTTATAAGCTCATGAAGCCTGGCGATGAATCTGCGCCGGGATACCTAGTGTATAATTGCCGCTGCACAACAATAGCGGATTTTCCAGATGTGCCAAAATCGCGGCATGAGTTGCGGAGAGCGATAGACCCAGAAACGGGAAGAAGCGTACTTGTCCCATATATGAATTACACGCAATGGAATAGCTGGAAAGAAGCAGAAAACAGATATGCGTGGGAAACATATATGAAGAAAGGGCGCAATTTTTCATCCGACAAGAAACAATTTGCGGAATACCGCAAAGTTTTAGGCGATAAAGTGCCAGATTCAGTTTACAAGTTCCAAGATTTAAAGTATAATGATATTGAAATTTGGCACGCGTTAAAGACCTTAAAAAGGCAAACAATGTTTGTAGAAAAAGCGCAATGTGAAACGACGGAAAGAAAATTCAAAGAATATCTTTTGAAGCCCGGCGCAAAACATGCGAAAGAATTTTTCGACGTTGGATATGCAAAGGAAAACCCGATACAGCTACGATACGATATTGCAAAGCAATACGATGAGAGCAAAGTTCAAAATGTAATAGAGCTGGAAGATGGGAGCAAAAAGTATTCGATTCCCATGAAGTTGGGGATAACGGAGAAAAAGCAATTCTTGACTTGCTGGATAAAAGAACCCGGCAACGGAAAACCGAGAATTACGACAGCCTATAGAAAGGATGCAGACGAGTGATACGCGAATTTGATAAAGTAAAAATAACTGCATCTGGAAAAATTGGTGTGGTTGTAGATATACGGGACACGGACTGCTTGCATTATCTTATCGAACTCGACAAAAACAATCAAATTATTGATTGCAAGGGAAACGAGATTGAAAAGGTAAAATGAAAATCACACTTGAAGACCATAGCGCTGAAGTTTACAAAGAGCTTGAAGCCGCTTGCCAGCGGGCGCTGGAAAAATGCGGGCTTGTCGGTGAGGGGCATGCTAAAAAGCTATGCCCTGTGGACACTGGAAACCTACGCAACAGCATTACACATATGGTAAACGACGGCGAAAAAGTTGCGTATATCGGCACAAACAGCGAGTATGCAGTTTATGTGGAGTGCGGCACGGGCGTTTATTATCCCGGCGGCAGACAAACGCCGTGGACGTATCAAGACGAAAACGGCGATTGGCATCTGACCCACGGACAACGCGCTAAACCGTACATCAAGCCCGCTGTCGCAGACCATGTAGACCAGTACAAGAAAATAATTGAATCCGAGCTGAAAGGCAAATAAGCCTCTCGGCTCTTTTTATTGGGAGGAAATCACATGAAAAAGATTCTTTATATCGCAATCGCAGTTATGGCCTCAGTTTTGCTTTTGTGTGGCTGTTCCGAAGCCGATAGAGCAAACTCCAATATTTCTAAACAGGCCGATTACTTTGAGAGCGAACGAAAAATCACCGTATACAACGCCAGAACAGACAAGGTCATTATGGAAGCCGAGGGATATATGTCCATCTCCAACAATTCCAGCAACGAGCTTGTCTGCACTGTAAAGGTTGGCCCTAATACTTACAGGAAAAATTACATCTACCTAAACAGCTACACAATGTATGTTGTCGAGGACATTACAGGAACACACACAGACCCGTACCATTACAAGCTGTATTTCCACACAAATGTGCTGCCCAGCGTTGAAGTGAAACCGTAAAAGGCAAGTTTACCTAGCAACTACCGAGACTTTCTCGGCGGTTGCTATTTTTATACGCAAAAACAGCGAAGCACTGCTGTTTTGAATAAATAAAACTCAAATGGCGAAGAACCGCCACCGAAGAAAAGGAGAGAACCCCCATGGCAAAATTTACACGCGCTGAAATCCGTAAAATTATTGGCGAAAGCTGCACTGACGAAATTGAAAATCAGCTGGTGGCGCTCCATCTGGGCGTTGTTGACCCGCTGAAGGACGACGTCACGCGGTATAAAGCCGATGCAGAAAAGCTGCCGGGCGTTCAGAAGGAGTTGGACGACCTGAAAGCGCAGGGCGACGGCGGCTACAAGGCTAAGTATGAAGCAGAGCACAAGGCTTTTGTGGACTACAAGGCCAACGTAGACGCTGAGAAAACAACGGCTGCCAAAGAAAAGGCGCTGTCCGACGTCCTGCTGAAAATCGGCATTTCTGAAAAACGGATTTCCTCTGTCGCACGCCTTGCAAAGGGAGACGGCCTGCTTGACAAACTGGAATTGGATGACAAGGGCGCTATCAAAGACGCAGCTGCACTTGAAAAGAGCCTCAAGACCGATTATGGCGAGTACATCACCAAGAGCAGCACCAAAGGCGCAGACACGTCTACTCCCCCTGCCAACAATGGCGGCAAGGCCATGACGCGGGAGGACATCTACAAGACGGACGACAAGGGCCGTTATGTACTGTCCACCTCCGAGCGGCAGGCGGCGCTTGTGGACCTCATGCAAAACGAATCTGACGATTAACAGAAAGGAGCCAATATATGGCTGCAAAAACTAACCTGACTACCGCTGCCCAGATTACTGTCAACGCCCGCGAGGTTGACTTCGTCACCCGCTTTGGCAAGAACTGGGACGCGCTGCGCACCATCATGGGCATTATGCGCCCCATCCGCAAGGCACCCGGCACGAAGCTTGTCTCCTATGAGGCCACTGTTGACGGCACTCTGGCTGGCGGTACGTCCGTTGCCGAGGGCGATGAGATTCCGCTGACCAAGATGAAGGTCGAGCCCAAAACCTACGGCGACATTGAGATTGCCAAGTACGCTAAGAGCGTATCCGTTGAGGCAGTCGCCAAGTACGGCGCAGATGTTGCCGTTGAAAAGACCGACGAGGCGTTCCTTGTCGCCCTGCAGAACAATGTTCTGGGCGACTTCTACACCTTCCTGAACACTGGCTCTCTGGCTGTAGCTGCTACCACTTGGCAGCAGGGTCTTGCTCTGGCAAAGGGCAACGTGCTGGACAAGTTCGCCAGCATGGATCGTGATGTTACCGAGGTTGTCGGCTTTGCCAACATTCTGGACTTCTACGGCTATCTGGGCGACAAGGAAATTACCACGCAGACCGCATTCGGCCTGACCTATGTTCAGAATTTCATGGGTTATTCCACTCTGTTCCTGCTGCCCGAAAAGTACATTGCAAAGAACAAGGTTATCGCCGTGCCTGTTGAGAATATCGACCTGTATTACATCGACCCTGCCGACAGCGATTTCGCCAAGCTGGGCCTGAACTATACCGTCGAGGGCGAAACCAACCTGATTGGCGTTCATGTTGACGGCGACTACAGCCGCGCAACTGGCGATATGTACGCTCTTATGGGCATGAAGCTGTGGGCAGAGTACCTGGACGGTATCGCCGTTGCCACCATTACGCCCGCAGAAACCCGGAGCGCAAAAACTGTCAAGGCAGAACAGTAAAAAAGAGGGAGTGCAATGCTTGAAGAATTGATGAGGGAGTGCCGGAACTGGTTTGTCACACAGAATGGCGTCCATCTGGGCGAGTTCAGCATCAAGGGCGGGAGCATTGCGCTCCCTTTTTTGCGTGCCGGACAGTATTTCCGCATTGTGGGCAGCGTTATGAACGATGGTGTGTATCAATACGGTAACTGCTCGTTAAGAGATGAAACGTTTGATGGCGCTGTCTGGGCCATGGCCGTGCCTGCCGAATTTCTGCGCCTTGAAGAAGAAATCAAGGCGTGGCGCACGCAGTACGAGAACGCCGCAAATAGCCCATTTCAAAGCGAGAGCTTTGCCGGGTACAGTTACACCAAATCGAGCGCAAACGGCAATTCTGGCGGCTCTGTGACGGGCTGGCAGGGCGTGTTTGCTTCTCGGCTGAACAAATGGAGAAAGCTATGAGCCTTTTAGATGATTTTTCGCATAGCTGCATCATCATGGACAAGCTGACAAAGCCTGACGGAGAAGGCGGCTATGCTACCGAGTGGAGAGAGGGCGCCGAGTTTGCGAATTACGTTGCACTGGACAGCAGCCTTGAAGCACGGCAGGCCGAAGCGCAGGGCGTGACCAGCGTATATACAGGCATTGTGCGGAAAGATGTGCCCATCGAGTACGGCAGCGTGTACAAGGACGTGACGACCGGGTCATATTTCCGGGTCACGAGCCGCCCGGAAGAAAAGCAAGCCCCGGCAAGCGCTTCCACTATGCTGAACGGCCTAAAAAGTTTTACGGCTGAACGATTGCGGGAGGGATTGCCTACATGACAAAGGGCGCTGCATTACAGCAGTTTTTCGGGCAATTTATGACCGCATACCCCAGCAACGCCGTGCCGAAAGACGCGGTGCTCCCATACCTGACATATGATGCCGTGTTTGACGCATGGGGCGGCGGGGCGGTATCGCTGACGGTCAACATGTGGTTCCATACCACGAGCGAAGCAGTGCCCAATGCAAAGGCGCTTGAGCTTTCTGACGCGCTGGGCATTGGCGGCGTGACGCTGCCGGTAGATGGCGGCTTGATTTGGTTAAAACGCGGATCACCGTTCTGCCAATCGCTGGCAGATGACACAGACAAAAACTTAAAACGGCGGTACATCAACGTGACCGCCGAATTTTTATGCCTAAATTGAGGTGAAAGCATGAAATTTACTCGTATTCCTGAATCTGCGTTTAAGGAACTGGTCTTGAACGCGGGTTATCTTGCAACTACGTTTGACCCGGCTGCCGGTACTGCGCCGGAAGAAAGTGCGCTGCTGGGCGCCACGACTGGCGGCATCAACTTTACGGCTGTGCCAAGCTTTACCGACTTCGGCGAGGACATCGACAACTGTCCCAAGAACATGAAAGAGCTGAAGCAGATTGAATCTTGGGAAGTCAAGTGCAGTGGCACTTATGTTTCGGCATCTCCTACTAATGTAAAAAGTATGCTTGGCGCAGCAGAGGAAACAACCACTTCCAAGGTTTCAAAAATCACGCCGCGCAACGACCTGAAGGACAGCGACTTTACCGATTTGTGGCTACTGTGCGACTATTCAGACAAGCACGGCACTACGAATGGCGGTTTCTGCGCCATTCACATGCTGAATACGCTGTCTACAGGCGGTTTCAGCTTGCAGACGGGCGACAAGGAAAAAGGCCAGATGAGCTTTGAATACACGGCGCATTATTCCATTACCGCGCAGGACACTGTGCCGTGTGAGGTGTATATCAAGGCCGGAGAGGATGAGGCATGATGAAGCTGTTTTCTCAGTTAAGCACCGACGAAGCTGGCGAGGTTGCGCTGCGAATTGCAACGCCAATCACGAACCTGATCGAGGATGAAAACCTTGTTGCGGAAGTGCAGAAAACTATGCCAAAAGGCAACACGACAGTTATTGCAATGCAGCGCTTCGGCCTTGCGAAAATCGTAAACCTGCTCAACATTGCAATTAAGAGGCACCGTACCGACGTTTACGAAATTCTGTCACCATTTAATGGGCTGACGGCAGAGGAAATCGGCAAGCAGAATTTTCTTGTCACCTGCAAGCAGGTTTATGATTTGCTGAACGATAAGGATTTTGTCGATTTTTTCAAATTGTGTCTTGCTGGCGGGCAGAACAAGTAATCCCTGTACTGCTGAAAATGCCGAAACTGAGCGCAAAGGCGCTTGTGTCGGCGCTTCCTTACGCTTTAAAAGCTGATTTTGAAGAACAGATGTACAAGGTGTACATGACTGACAGTGCGTGGAGCCTTGTAGTAGCTATAACAGGCGTAAAGGACAGGCCAGCGAGATATATTGATATCATCCACCCGCCCAAAGTGGATACGCGGACACCAGAACAGGTGCAGGCGGATTTCAAAGACTTTGCGGCGCGGCATGGATTGAAAGAAGCAGAGAAAAAAGCCGCCCAAACAGAGGGCGGCTAAACTTAGAAACAATTTTTGATAATGGCTTTATAGGTTGGCTCGTCAACTTCCAGCAGGAAGCGCTTGCCGCTGTAACGCCATTGCGGGTCATCTATAAGCTGGATAACAACCTGATAAACGCCTTTTTGCTTGGCAGTCATTGCACCGGCAACCATGCCAGCACCACCAAACAAAGCACCGCCGACCATGCCGCGCATAACGCCGGAAGCCATAGATGTTTTGTGAGTTTCATCTACCACAGAGTAACCGGCAACAGTACGGCTGTTTAGTTCAAGTGCTGATAGACCACCAACGTCCATAGAGACTTTGCCAAATGAAACAGACACCTTTTTGCCCATAAAATCACCGGCGATAACTGCATTTTTTGCTTTTGCCATAAAAAACACCTCCTATTGCTTAGAATACAGCAGATAAAGCAGAAATTCAAGAAGGGAGTGATAGATTGGACGTTTTTAACTTATATGCAAAATTAAGTCTCAACACAGACGACTACGAAAAAGGTGTTGAGAAGGCAAAAGGCGGCGCAACGTCTTTGATGGACGTGTTCAGCGGTACGTTGCTTGGCAATGTTGTTTCGGATGGTTTGCGGACTGTAACCAACGGCATTGCGGAAATCGGGAGAACTGCTGCAAGCATGGCTGTTTCTATTGGCAAGGCATCGCTGGACAGCTATGCAGACTACGAGCAGCTTGTAGGCGGCGTGGAAACGCTGTACAAAGACAGCGCGGGAATCATAGAAAACTACGCAAAAGACGCATACAAGAATGTGGGCCTTTCAGCAAATGATTACATGGAAACATCCACATCGTTTGCGGCAGCTCTTGTTTCAAGTTTGAGCGGCGACACAGAAAAAGCCGCCGAAATGGCAAATACTGCGATTTCGGATATGTCCGATAATGCGAACAAGATGGGCACCAATATTTCTTCCATCCAAGACGCATATAACGGCTTTGCGAAGCAGAACTACACAATGCTTGATAACCTAAAGCTGGGCTACGGCGGCACGCAGGCTGAAATGAAGCGGCTTATCAAAGAAGCTGCTGCCATGACGGACACGCAAAAAGAGCTTGGTGTTACGGTCGATTCCAACAGTATGTCCTATGCGAACATTGTACAAGCGATTCATGTCGTGCAGGCAAACATGGGCATCATGGGAACGACCAGCAAGGAAGCTGCAACTACAATTCAAGGCAGTACAGCGTCAATGAAGAGCGCTTGGGAAAATCTGCTGACGGGTATTGCAGACCCGGAGCAAGACTTTCAAACTTTGGTGGACAACCTTGTTGACAGCGTTATTACTGCCGGAAACAACATTATACCTCGCATCAAAGAAATTGTGCCTACTTTGATTGATGGTTTGAGCGAACTGGTCACACAGCTTGCGCCTTATGTGAGCAGCGTGATTATGGAGCTTGAACCGACTATTGAAGAGGGCTTGCAGGCACTTTTCGGCGGGTTAAGCAGTGTAGCAAGCGAATTGCAGCCCATTGTTGCTGATGTGTTTTCTTTTTTTGGCGATGCAATTATTTCCGGGCTGACAAGCGCGATTGAAAACTCTGACTTTTCGTTTCTGCTTTTCATTTTTGACAATGTTAAAACAGCAGCTGAAGAAGTCGTGCCTGTAATTGAAGAAATCGCACCAGCACTTGTGACGGTTGGTGCAGCTGTAAAAGGCTGGCAAATCGGGACGAAAATCCAAAAGATGGTGACGGCCTTTGACGAAGCCAAGGTTGCTGTTTCTTTGTTCAGCATGGGACTTTCTGACACGGAAATTGCACAGGGTGCGCTCAATGGCACATTAAAGGCATCCGAAGTTCTTGCCGGATTGCTTACAGGAAAGATTTCTCTTATGACGTTGGCACAGGCGGCAGCGGCAAAAGCGCAAGCCGCTTTTAATGCGGTTTTGGCAGCAAACCCAATTACACTGGTTGTGGTTGCAATTGGCGCACTGGTTGGCATTTTGGCTGTGCTGTATGCAAAGAACGAAGATTTTAGAAATGGCGTTAATGCTGCGTGGGATGCGATTTCTGCCAAGATTCAGGAAGTAGTAGCATTTGTACAGCCTTATGTTGAAACGGCTATGCAGGTTATTGGGCAGGTCGTTACGCAGGTCATTACAGATTTGACCCCAGTCATACAGAGCATCGGTGAAGCGTTCAGCGCTGCATGGAGCCTTGTACAGACTGTATGGGCATGGGCAAGCGCATTCTTTCAGGCTATCTTCCAGGCAATTGTTGTTATCTTTGCACCGTTTGCACCGATTATCAGCGGATTCTTTCAGGGCGCGTGGATTATCATTCAAAGCATCTGGAATGTTGCGGTAAGCTTTTTCCAGACTGTGTTTGATTTGATTACCGGCGTGTTCTCTACGATTGACGCTGTGCTGTCCGGTGACTTTCAGAGCGCGTGGGAGTCGATTCAGGGCATCTTTGATGGCGCGTTTGGGTTCTTCTCTACGGTCGGGCAAAACGTTGTAGAGGGCATCAAGGGTGGCATTTCGGCTGTTTGGGGCGGTCTTGTCAGCTTCGTGCAGGGCTTGTGGGATGGCATCAAGAGTATTTTTGTCATCAATGCAAGTGATGTGAAAAACAACACGGGGTCTGACGGTAGCCACGCAGGCGGCATGGATTATGTCCCCTATAACAACTATGTTGCAAATCTGCATCGCGGCGAGATGGTTCTGACTGCCGATGAAGCGGACAGTTACAGACGCGGTAAGGGCAGCGGCAACGGTTTTACCCTGACGCAAAATATTTACGCAGCAAAGCAGACACCGGTTGAACTGGCAGCAAGCACAGCGGCGTATTTCCAACGGGCGAGGTGGGCGTTATGAGTTTTTTAAGCAAGACTTTCAAGTACGTCAATTCGCTGGGGCAGTCTATCGTGTTTGACTACGCGCATGGTTATCTTATCAGCAAGCCGGATGGCATTGATACAATTTCGGTCACTGCCAATACGGCGCAGGGTATCGGTCAAGTAGGCGCTACTGTACAATCTAAGGCCATTCAGACGCGGCCTATTACCATCAACGGAAAAGTTATCGGCGACAATGCGCAAGCGCTGAAAGACGCGCTTATGACCGTTGTACGGCCCGACCTGACCGGGGTGTTATATGCCGGAGACTGGCACATAGACGTTATTGTAACGGCATCGCCTACCATTGGCGCATCAAAACGCGGTGCGCCGTTTCAACTTGGCCTGCTTGCCCCCTACCCGTATTGGGAAAGCGGCGAACGAAAGGCAATGCAGCTGCGCGGCGTGCAAAAAGGTTTTAAATTCCCATGGAATATCAGCAAAACGTATTATTTCGGCAAAGTCATTGTGCTAAAATACATTGTTTTGCAGAATTTTGGGCAGTTTGATGTGCCGTTTATGCTGGAAATCAATTGCATTGGCGAGACGGTAACAAACGTAGGCATTGAAAACATGCTGACAGGTGAAGTTCTGCGGCTGGAAAAAACGCTTGTGGAAGATGAGCGTGTCGTTATCAAGACATCGCACGGAAAAACAACGGTCACAAGCTCTAAGGACGGTGACTGCCGGGGCGCACTTACGCTTGAAAGCACACTGTACAGAATTCATACGGGCGATAATGCGTGGAAGCCTACTGCGGACAGTGGGCTTGAAAACGTTGAAATGAGCGTTTCGTTTGCGGAAGAAAGTGCGGGTGTAACGGTAATATGAGATTAGAGCTGTTCTCCCATGACCTTAACAACCGACACGAAATTACCCACGCCATCAGCAGCGAGTTCAGCGACTACTATAACGATGTGGGAAAATTTACGGTAGTTTTGCCGATGGATGATTACAACATCGGGATAGTGGAGCTGGATGCTGTTTTGTACATTGTAGAGCGAAGACTTGCGTATACGGTGGAAGAAATACAGTTCGATTGTGATAATAGCGAAATCACGTTGAACGGGTACAGTCTGAACAATAAGCTAAACCGGCGTGTTATTGCGGCAACTTCCAGCATTGCCAACGTGGAAACGGATGTATACAGCGTTATTACTGCCAATCTGCGTGGGCTTCCTATACTGCTGGCAGAGAAAAAAGGCTTGACAGAAACCGTGACGGCAACAGAGGTGTACGGGGATGAACTGTTAAACTGCATACAACCGATTTTGACAGATGCCGGGATTGGGAACCGGATGGTTTTGGACTACAGAACCAAAACAGAAACGTTTGAATTGTATAAGGGCGTTGACCGTACAGAGGGATTAGACGCGGTGCTGTTTGTGCAGGAACGCGGAACCGCGCCCGGGCTGGTAGTTGACAAGGATATTTCTGAATACAAAAATGTGTGCTACTGTGAAGCGCAGTACAAAGACGGTACAAAATTTGTGGTGCAGGCTGGCACGGCCAGCGATGCGGAACGGCGCGAACTGTGGGCGAGCTTCAGCGGAGATAGCCAGCAGGATGGCGAGACAAACGCTGCGTTTCAGACGCGCGTTAAGCAGTATGCGGCGTTGCAGCTAGGCAGCCATTTGAATCGAAACGGATTTGACATTGGCGCATACGGTGACGAGCTTGGCACGGCATACAATGTTGGCGATTTGGTTTGGTGCGTTTCTTTGCGGCTGGGTGTAAAGTACAAGGCAAGAATCACGGCAGCAAAGTATTCACAGGATGCAAACGGATCAAGCGTCAAGCTGGTTATTGGCGACCCGATTTTAACAGTTTTGAGGTGATAAAGTGGCAGAGATCAAAAATTTTCCGAATAATGTGGATGAATATATCGGAGCCGAAAACGTGATGAAATGGCTGCATGGGCGTTCCAGCGGCGTATTTGGCGCGGATGGCAATTTAAGTGTTACCGCAAACGGCGATATGACGGTAAGCGTTTCAGATGGCGTGGGCTGGCTGGCGGACGACAAAGCGGACGGCACAGTTTTTTGGAATGATACAAAAGAACAGACTGGAAGCGAGCTGCAGCTGACAATCCCGTTGCCAGATGCCATTTTGCCACGTATTGACAGGATTGTTGTTAGCTGGGACACGGTGGATTATTCGGAAAAGCCGCGTATTGAAGTGCTAAAAGGAACGCCGAATAATGCACCTACCGCCACGGAACTTACAAACAACACTTTAAAACGGCAAATTTCTCTTGCGCGTATTTACGTCGCAGCAGCTGTAAACAGCATTTCTGCGGATAGCATCACGGACGAACGGCTTGACCCCGATGTGTGTGGGCTTGTTACGGACTGGGTTAGCGTTGACACTACCACCATTCAGGCGCAGTTTTCCGCATTGCTTGAAAAGGTAAAGACTGAGCTGTCGCAACTGCACGGTGGCACAGCAATGATGACAAAGGCGCAGTATGACCCGTCTGGTGGCGGGTTAAATGTCTGCGTGCAGGAATATGAGTGTAACAAGAGCGGCAGCGTGTATGCGCTGATGGGCGAGGGCGCGGTGGGGCGGTTTAAAGTCCCCGCCGCGTGGAGTGCGGGCGACACGTGGACAGTCAACGGTGTGGCCGTGCCTGCGTATTGCGGCGCGGATGCGGCGGACGGGGACTGCGTTGTGACCGGGCGATGGATCACGTTTGTATACGACGGCACGCGGCTGGATTTTAACGGCGGCGGTGGATTGAGCGCTGGAAAGCTGGCACAGGCCACCGCCACGGAAGCGGATGTGCTGGCGAATTCTACGTTTTACGCTGCCCGGAAGGGCCTGCGCACCGGCAATGTGCCGCGGTGCGGGAACTGGGGCGCGACGATTGCACCGGGTGAGTCGGTGACGGTGCCGGACGGAAAGCACGACGGCGGCGGTAGAGTGAGCGCAAAGGCGCTGAAGACGGTGACAATCAGCATGGTCGACGGTTCCGGCTCATGGAGCTACACGTTCACGGGCGGCACGCTGGTAGGCATCTGCGACATTGCGGCCAGTGCGAACAGCGCGGAAATTGGGTACCTGCACATCAGCGGAAACACCATCACCATGAAATGGAGCGGCAACGGCACGGTGAACCGCCAGATCACGCTGATTTACTACTGATTTTTGGGAGGTGCATGATGGTACATACTTTAAGGCTTGACAACTACTCCCCTACCACGCGAAAGCTGGTGCTGGGGACTAATTCCAGCTATGGCATAGAATCTATAAAAATCGAGCGCGGGGCCGGGTGGGACGGGCTGAATCTCACCGCAACGTGGCACATCCCAGGGAGGGAAGAGCCGCTGCGCGTGGCCCTGATGGATGGGGATGCCATGGACGTGCCGCCCGAGGTGACGAAGGAGGCCAAGGATGGCGTGCTTGTGCTGG